TGAGTTGTGTGTCGCTCGATTTGATGACGATACTAAGGCTTCCTTCATAGACCTCTACACTAAGATTGATGCTGGTGTTGATGTCTCTGGTAGTGAAGAAGAAGAAATAACCTCGAATGAGATTGAGAACGAAGAGACTCCGTTCTAAAAAATCTCAAAAAAAATATGAAGGTTCCTTGACTTTTTGTCTTGGAACCTTTATATATATAATAGAGACAGTGCCATAAAGGGCTGTCACTTTTAACATCTTGCTTTTTAAAGGAGATAAAAAATGGTAAGAAACACACTTAGTCTAATCGACAATTTTAATCAACTAACCCCCTATGCTGTAGGATTTGATCGAGTCTTTGATCAACTCAATAGTTATGTTCAGCATAATCAAACTTCTACAGGGTTCCCACCTTATAACATTCGAAAGGAAGGTGATTATAACTATGTGGTAGAGATGGCCCTTGCTGGTTTTGGTAAGAAGGACATTGAAGTAGAAGTTGCTGACGGTGTACTCACAATTCGTTCTGTAAAAGAAAATGCTGAGGATGAATCTACAGTATATCGTGGAATTTCGTATCGCAAATTTGAACGCAAGTTTACTCTTGCAGAAGACCTTGTTGTGAATGATGCGAAACTTGAGAATGGTATGCTCGCTATTGAAATAGAAAGAGTTGTTCCAGAGGAGAAAAAACCTCGACTTATTCAAGTCAAATAATTCTCATAAAATATTGGAAAAGGGACTTTACTTTTAGTTCCTTTTCCTTTATTATGAACAAAATACCAATTTTACTATCACGCCAAGTCCTTGAAAACAAAGGACTTTTTTAGGAGTTATCATGGTTCGAATATTTGATTTACCACCCGGCGGTTTAACTGATGGTGCAGTAGCCCAAGAGGTAGATGCACAGGGAACCCCCATAAAAAAAGAAGAAATTTCTCCAGAAGAAGTTAATCCTGTTCCTTCGGAACAATCTCAAATTCTTAGAAAAGAATTTATTAATGCCCAAAATGATAAAGACAGTGGGGAACGCCAAATAATTAGAGGCGGTGATTCTGGTCGCAGTATCTTTGCAAAAGAAAAGGTGGATCATTCTGCAAGAAACAAAGACCCAGATGTTAAATCAGAAGTTACGGTTACAGAATCGGAAAGTAAAGACCCCTATCGTGAGGGATTTCAGACTCCAACTGAGGATAATCCTGCTGGTAGTAATGCTGGAGGTATGCGAGTAAGTATGCGTCCTAAACATTCAGTTTATCTTATGCGAGTAGAATTTCCAGATGATATTATCACTGAGCTAAATGATCACATTGATAATGTTATTATTCCTGCTCGTAAAGACCAATCTCAAGGTTTGGTTGGGCAGATTAATCGTGATGAACGATCTGCACAGTGGAACTTTCCCCATGTTGGTGATGAGGTAGGAGAACAATTTTCAAGTGTTCTCTGTCGGTTAGGTCAAGAATATGTAGAACATGCAGTAGGTGGTCTGGAAGCAGAAACCGATGTGCAAACTATGTGGACTATTCATAGTTATGAAGGCGATTATAATCCTATGCACGATCATGGAACAAGAACCTCTATGGGTTTGTCTGTAATTCTTTACCTTAAAGTCCCACCACAGATTGAAGCCCTTGCCAATCCTTCTGTTGACTTCAAAGGTCTTAACGGTGCGAGTGGTGCAGTTGATGGATTTACATATCTACAGTGGGGTACAAATGGTATGAGGGATGCAAACATGCTCCGTCCTATCACAGAGGAATATGTAAAACCAGAGGTCGGAACCATGATTGTGTTTCCAGCTTGGTTGCGTCACGGTGTAATGCCTTTCTTCGGTGAAGGTGAACGTAGAACTTTCTCTGCCAACATAAACATTACTCCTTCTCAAGAGTGGGCACAAGCACAATACAATGATTTAAAACATAAAGGTAAAGTATGAAGGATTTGAAAATACACTACAAATATAATGAAGACATGGCTCTAAAGGAGTTATGTGATTACATCGACTCTACCTATGATGAACACTATAGTAAGAATAAGTATCAAGCTACAGAGTTTATTATAGATGGTGGTCATGGTGAAGGTTTTTGTATCGGAAACATACTCAAGTATGCTCAACGGTATGGAAGAAAGAGTGATAAAAACAGAAGTGACTTGTTAAAGTTAATTCACTATGGTATTATTGCTTTACACGTTAATAGTATGGAGAACAGTGAAAATGAAACTAAGTAACGAAACTAAGGAAGTCCTCAAAAACTTTTCTACGATTAATCAAAATTTGGTAATCAAGGAAGGTAGTAGTATTTCCACAATGTCTGCAATGAAGAACATCATTGCAAATGCAAGTGTGTCTGAGAACTTTCCTAAAGAGTTCGCAATCTACGATCTCAATGAATTTCTTGCGGCTCTGTCTTTATTCGACAAACCAGAACTAGATTTCAAAGATGACTTTGTAGTTATCACAGAAGAGGGTTCCAAAGGAAAATCTCTGAAGTATTGGTATTCTGATCCTTCTGTTGTGACAACTCCTTCAAGAGAAATTACAATGCCTTCTAGAGATATTACATATACCTTTTCTAGTTCTACTCTGTCAGAAGTACAGAGGGCAGCTGCAGTTATTGGCGCTCCTGATATGGTTCTCGAAAATGGAAAGTTGAAGGTTACTGACAAAAAGAACAGTACTGCAAATGATTATGAAACATCTTTAGATGTTAATGAGAATGGTGCAGAATATAAGTTCTGGTTTAAAGTCGAGAATCTTAAAATCATTCCTGGCGAGTATGAAGTAGAAGTATCTTCTAAGAACATCAGCCATTTCAAAAACTCAAGTAAGGATATAGAATATTTTATTGCTCTGGAACCAGAGTCCTCTTATAGTGCTTGATAGGAATTTATATTATGGATACTTTTTTGTGGGTCGAGCAATATCGTCCCAAGAGTGTGGAATCGTGCGTACTTCCTAAAGACCTAAAAGATACTTTCTCTGAGTTTGTTAAACAGGGAGAGATACCTAATCTGACTTTATCTGGTAGTGCTGGTGTAGGTAAAACTACAATCGCAAAGGCAATGTTGGATGAACTAGGTGCAACATATATGATGATAAACGGCTCTGAGGAGTCGGGTATTGACGTACTTAGAACCAAGATTAAAAACTTTGCGTCCACAGTTTCACTAGAAGGTGGTCGTAAGTATCTCATTATAGATGAGGCAGACTATCTAAATCCCCAATCTACACAACCAGCTCTGCGTGGTTTTATTGAAGAGTTCCATAAGAACTGTGGTTTTATTCTCACCTGTAACTATAAGAATCGTTTGATAGACCCCTTACGTTCTCGTTGTACTGTAATCGATTTCAAAATTCCTAGTTCAGAGAAACAGAAACTTGCTGGAACATTCTTTAATAGAGTTAAGGATATTCTTAATGAACACAATGTTAAGTTTGATGATAGGGTTGTTGCAGAGGTTATCAATAATCATTTTCCTGATTGGAGGCGTGTACTAAACTCCCTACAAAGATATTCTGTCTCTGGAGAGATTGACGCTGGAATACTGGTCAATATTTCCGAAATAAATATAAAAGAGTTGATGGCCGCAATGAAGAAGAAGGAGTTTACAAATGTTCGTAGATGGGTTGTTGATAACCTTGATAACGATCCTGTACGCATTTTTCGGGATATTTATGATAATCTGTATGTTCATATGGACGGCAGTAGTATACCTCACGCTGTCGTTATTCTCGGTGAGTATCAATATAAGTCAGCGTTTGTCGCAGACCAAGAGATAAACATGTTGGCGTGTCTGACAGAGATTATGGCAAGAGGTAAATTTAAGTGATTGTACATGATGATCTTATAGATAGTAAACTTCATAAACAAGTTTATGAATGGGGTCAAAGTGTATCTTGGTATACTAAATGGATAACTGCATTACCAATGCCGGGCTCCACTAGAATTCCTTTTAACGAATATAGTCCTTCCAAACACGGTAACTTTAATAACAGACACATACTTGGCCCTACTAATGATTTAAATTCATTACATAGATTAACAGAATTTGTTATGTACAGGCATCCTATTGGTTGGAATGATGAAATGTGTGCAATGCGAACTCCAGAAGTTTGGAATTTGTGGTGTGTAATAAACAAAAAACTTTTTAGTAACAATGCGACACTAGATGGCGTTCCAGAACCAGCTGCAGGTTTAAGTGGTTCTGATAGTTTTTATGATGATGGTGAAGATTTCTATAATAGATATAATGTCCCAAAGAAAAATAATGAGTGGACTTCTATGTTAAATGCTCGAACCTGTGAGATATTTGATTGTAATATTGGAAATAGAATAGGACAAGTACATAAAGATACATCCCCAAAGGTAAAGGGTTCTGATAAACATTTTACAGTTTTGTTTGTATCAAATTTAGAGTGGTATCCAGATTGGGGTGGAGAACTAGTATTTTATGATGATGAAGATACTGGTCACAAACATTGGAGGCGAGATTATAATTTGGGTTGGCCAAAAGATATTGTTGGTAATAAACCCAACAGAGTTATTTGTTATCGACATGATGAAACACATAACACATATCCTACCAAAACTAACGCCCCAGAAATGACACAAAAAATAGCATTTAGAGTTAGAGTAAAATGACAGATGTAGTTTATGATGTTTTTGATAATGTTTTAGAAGATCATGTAGCAGAGTTTATTCAACTACAAACGAAGGAACTTTCTTGGAAGTATGATTATTTCTCTAAAAAAGGGGAAGTTAATAAACATTGGCATATCTTTTGTGGACATGATCCCAAGGAAGTGGTAGATAATGGATATGAGTGGACATTGCCTATTTGGGATACTGCAAAAATAAAATATGACTTTAAAAGTAGATACTCTTTAGAAGATTTTGTTCGTATATACATGAACGCACACACTCACGGAATAGAGCCCCACTTACATCAAGATGATGGTGATTTTACTATGATATATTACCCCAGATGTGATTGGCAAAAGGAATGGGGTGGGGGGACTGTTATAGATGGAACTCTTGTTGAATATAAAGGAAATAGATTAGTAATATTTGATGCAGATTTGTGGCATCAAGCACAACCAGTTTCCAGACAATGTTATGAATTAAGAACTTGCATAGTATTCAAGTGTAATAGAAATGTATGAGTTAAAAGACTACTTAAAGGCGATAAACCACACCAAAGAACCTCTATTAGACTCTGAGGATGAGGAATGGACTAAGAAGTATTCCCCATTTATCGTGAATAAATGTCTTGCGCCATTTCCTGATACTATCCAGTTAGTTAACGAAATTAACCAATTACACCACCTAGACAAGAAACTCCAGTTTGATTTTTTAATAAATAGTCTTAGGCCAAGAAATAGATATCAACCTTGGATGAAGGCGAAGAAATTAAAGAATCTAG